ATATGTCAGCAGCTTCATTAGGCGATAGCCTCAATATCTCAAGTGTTACAGATGAAGCCACAGGCACAGCAAACCCAAATTTTACTAATCCTTTTGCGAGTACAGATTACACTCATCACTGTTCTGATGATAACTATGGTATGAACAATGCTGCCATAGGCAGTCAAACCACTACTTCAGTGAGGTCACTTTCTTATCATAGTAATTTTGCTCTTGCAGATGCAAGAACAAATACGTCAGAAGTAGGAGATTTAGCATAATGGCAAGTGAACTTAAAGTAGATAAATTTACAGGTGTAACCACAGCAGGTTCTATACTTGTTACAGGTGAAGGCAATAGTACAACAACTAATCTGCAACAAGGGTTGTGTAAGGTGTGGATTAATTACAATATGGCTAATTCAACAAGTATATACGATAGTTTTAATATTGCTTCAATTACTGATAACACAACTGGAGATGCTTCTTTTGTTTACACAAATAATATGAATAATGATGACTATGCACAAACTGATGGCACAGGTGATGAAAACGAACAATTTAACAATAGTAGAGCTTTGGCTATAGTAGAAACTGGTAGAAAAACAACTTCTGGAACAAGGTTTGATACAGGTGGTCAAACAGTTAATGCTTCTTATGATTTCAAAGAAAATTGTATAGTCTTACACGGAGACCTCGCATAATGGCTAGTATATTAAGAGTAAACACATTAACAGATGCAAGTAGTAATAATAGTATTGCCACAAGTTTTGTAGCAGGTGGTAGTGCAAAGGCTTGGATTAATATACCTTCTGGACAGGCAAGCATAAATGACAGTCTAAATGTAAGTTCGTTAGATGATGATGGTACAGGTGATGGTGGAATCAATCTAACGTCATCAATGGCAAACTCTAACTATACAATTACAACTGGTGAAAATGACTCTGGAAGTAGCACTGCTATTTTTGGTCACGACCTTACAAATGGAACTCAAACAACAGCAGGATACGACTTCAATACATTCTTTGTAAATGCAGGCTCAAATAGAACTGATTTTGATATGCAGTCATTTGCAAATATTCACGGAGACTTAGCATGACTAGAGCAGCAGAAATAGCAAAGATTATCGGCAAGGGTTCTCTAGACATACATGGTGAAGCAGGTACAACAAGCAGTGGGTCAACAGGTAAGACTACTAATTTGCAACAGGGGTTAGCAAAAGCTTGGCTTAATTATAATCAATCAACTCCTACTACTGTTGATAGCTTTTCTATAAGTTCTGTAACTGATAGCACAACAGGACAATATAAAATTAATGTTTCATCTGCTTTTGCAAATACTGGTTATTCATGTACTGGTTTAGCTAAAGGTGAAGCAGGAACAAGTTTGGGTAGAATATCTGAAGACCATGATAATAGTAGATCAGCATCTCAGATGCCAATCATCACATCTCGTATATCAGATGGTGCTTACAGAGACTTGACAAGTTCCTCAACAAATATAGCAGGAGACCTTGCATAATGGCATTTGATGCTACATTCATTTGGAACATAATTATTACACTTATTATTATGCCTTTTGCTTGGGCATTTAATAAGATGTTTTCAGAGGTAAAACGATTGCAAATACTTCTTAACAAGACCAGAGAAGAGTATGCTTCTAAAGAAGATTTACGTCATACATCTAATCGTATAGTAGAAACATTAAATAGATTAGAAGATAAACTAGACAAGGTGCTAAGTAAGTGAGGTGACATTGTGCTTGAAATGCTTATGGTAGCGAATAGTGCTTTTGCAGTCATCAAACAAACATTAGAAAATGGTAAAGACATAGCTTCAGCAGGATCAGCGATAAGTCGTTTTGTTGGTGCTGAAGATCAGTTACAAAAAGATTTACACAAAAAACGTAATAGTATTTGGACTAATGTGTTAGGTAAAACTGACAACGATCTTGAAGAGTTTATGGCATTAGAGCAGATACGAGTAAAACACGATAAGCTACGAGAATATATGCAACTGTATGGTAGAGCTAATTTATGGAATGACTATCAAGCATACTGTGCTGAAGCTAGAAAAGCCAGGAAAGTTGCAGCAGAGAAAGCAAAGAAACGTAGAGAAGAAATCAAAGAACTAGTTTTAAAAATTATTTTGATTATAATGGTAACAGCTTTACTTGCTGGTGTAGTTACTGTTCTTGCGATAATAGCTAAGAAGAAAGGTATAATATGACTTCATTCATGTTGGCTTGTTATCTATCAGGTAGTCTTAGTGCAACTTTACATTTTCGTAACGTAAATGATTGCTTGTATTATTCAAGATATCTTGGCGATCAAACTTACGATAGTGCAGATGGAAAACAAATTATTTATGAGTGTATGTGTAAGGTAGTTCCAAACGTAGATACAAAGAAAGTGAGGGTGTACTAATGATACAAGCATTGATAGGACCTATTGCTAATCTTGCTGGTTCTTGGTTTGAAAACAAGATAGCAAAGACAAAAGCAGAAGGACAAGCAAAGGTTGCAGAAGCCAAGGCTAGAGCAACAGTAGCAGAAAAGGTAGCTGCTGGTGAAGTAGAATGGGAAGGCAAGATGGCTGATGCTACAAACGATAGTTGGAAAGATGAGTTTGCTTTGGTTGTGTTACTTGCACCAGCTATACTTGTGTTTATTCCAGGCATGAGAGAGTATGTAAAACAAGGGTTTGTAGTGCTAGAGACTTTACCAGACTGGTATCAGTATTTGTTATATATAGCAATATCTGCTAGTTTTGGTATAAAGGGAGTAGGACAAGCTGCAAAAATGTTGAGGAAAAAGCCATGAGTTTATACAGAAACATACACGCTAAAAGAAAAAGAATAAAGGCTGGTAGTGGTGAGAAGATGCGTAAGCCTGGACAAAAAGGCAGACCTACTGCAAAGAATTTTCAACAAGCAAAGAGAAAAAAAAGATGAGAAGAAAATTTGCAAAAGTTCCAAAGACTAAAAAAGGTGTACCAAAAAAGTATGTATCAGGTGCAAAGAATCCTACTGCTAGAGAGAAAGAGATACTGCGTACACGCAAACTATATAGACAAGGCAAACTTACAAAGGCTATGATGGATGCCATAAGCAAGAGAAGGAGCAAGGGATAATGTCAAGATATGCTGGTATTTCAGGTGCATCAAGATACTCAAAAGGAACTCTTGATAAAGTTTATAAAAGAGGTTTGGGTGCATACTATTCATCAGGGAGTAGACCAAAGGTATCGGCACATCAGTGGGCAATGGGAAGAGTAAAATCTTTTGTCTCTGGAAAAGGTGGTGCAAGAAAAGCAGATGCAGATTTATTGAAAGGCAAAAAGAAAACAGTCAAGAAGAAAAGGAAAGCATAATGGCAAACAAAACAGTAGCAGCACCAAAGGGTTTTCATTGGATGAAGTCAGGTAAAACATTTAAGTTAATGAAAGGCGAATACAAGCCACATCCAGGAGCAGTAAAAAGAGCATCATTTGCAATACAAAAAGTACATTCAAAGAGGAGTAAGTAATGCCATTAACAAGAAAACAAAAAAAGATAGCTAGAGTTGCAGAACCAAGAAACAAGATAACAGCAGCAGATTTTAAGAAACTTAGAAACTCAACGACTGCAAAGAAAGTTATGAAAAAGAAAAGAGGTAAAGCGTAATGCTTTTATCAAAGAACTTTAGTTTACTAGAGTTAACAAAGAGTCAAACAGCAGAGAGAAGGGGTATTGATAACAAGCCTACTGCTGAACACATAGAGAATATGGTTGCTTTGTGTGAGAATATATTACAGCCAGTCAGAGATCAGTATGGCTCTTTCATTGTATCTAGTGGTTATCGTTGTCCTGAGTTGTGTATTGCTATTGGTAGCAGCAAAGACAGTCAACATGCACAAGGTCAGGCAGCAGACTTTGAAGTAGCTGGTGTCAGTAATTACAAACTAGCTAGTTGGATAGAGGAGAACTTGGAGTTCGATCAGCTAATACTTGAATGTTTTACTGGTGGAAATACAGGTTGGATTCATTGTTCTTATGTTCCAGATGGCAGAAGAGAAACTTTGACATACGATAAACAAAATGGTTACAGGCATGGATTGATTGCATGAGTCAAGCAACACTAAAAAGACTAGGATTGTCAGGCTACAACAAGGTAAAGAGGACACCAAACCATCCTACCAAAAGTCATGTTGTTGTGGCAAAAGAGGGAAACAAAGTAAAGACAATAAGGTTTGGACAACAAGGAGTAACTGGTGCTGGTGCTAATCCCAAGTCGGCAAAAGACAAAGCAAGAAAAAAATCTTTTAAGGCTAGACACGCAAAGAACATAGCCAAAGGTAAGATGTCTGCTGCTTACTGGGCAAACAGAACTAAATGGAGTTGAATATGATAGGTAAAATTTATTTGTGGATAAAAGAAAAGTTTGATAGTTTTAGATCAGACACAGTGCAAATCAAAATGCAAACACTAGAAAAGGAGAGAATTATGCCAGGCTACGGAAAAAAAGGAAAAGGCAAAACAGCTAAAATGAAGAAGCAAGCTGCTACTGCCATTTCCATGAAAAAAGCTGGTAAAAAACCAAAGAAAAAGATGTAATACCTAAAAAGGTATCTCATCATCTTTATCTTCTTTTTTAATTTCTAATGCTTCTGCAATAGATTTCATACCAGGTTGTGATATTTGATCTGAAATAGAGTCAAACTGAACACCTTTGTATGGATCAATTATCTCTGATATTGAGATTGACATAGATCCGTTATCATTTTCAAACAAAGATACCTGATACTTTGTGTCTCCTTTAAGTGTTACATCTCCAGGCTTGCCATCAACGTATGGACTCCATCCACTGTTACCAGCTTTTACTTTACCACCTGTGTTTGTAAACAAACCTATGCTTAATAATTTTTTGTATTGTTTCATTTTAAGACCTTCCTAATTGCGTTTTATCGAATATTTGTTTCAGTTTTGTTTCCATATTTAGAAATTGTTTTTGTATGTCTGTTCTATGCTCATCAGTCATCTTTTTCAAAATATGTTGATTGTCTCTGAAAATACCTTGCAGATAAATAATTCTACCTCTTTCTGCATCAGAATTATACTTAATACTTTCAGAGTTTGCTATGGCACTCGATAATCTTGAGTGAGCAGCCTGACTCTCTTCTAAAGAGTATTGAGCAGGAGACTGATCTGTTTGAGGTGCTGGATCAATCTCCTGTTCGTTTACCTCTTTTGGAGGTGTTTTGTTTCTTTCTGCTTGTTCACGAAGTTGTTTTTGTACTTGGTCATCAATCTCTGAGTCTGTATAAATATCTCCATGAAAACCTAACAATTTAAGGATAACTCTATCCTTTGCTCTTTTTTCAGCCATTGCATAAGGATAAGCATTTTTATTATTGCTTGGTGTAGCTTCGCCAAAACTCCATTCAGATATACCATTACAATGTCCAGTAACTAAAAGTACAACTTCTTTTTGTGAAACATTTTGGTGTATTATTTCAGGCTTATCAAACTTAAGTTTTTTGTACCCAGCAAGTTTTTCTGCTGCTTTGTGATACATTACCCAAGTACCATGACAATCCCAACCAGCTTGATGCTGTGTCAGATTAACTTCTTTTAATAATTCTAATACCTTTAATGGTACGTTTGTTTTAGCCATTGTCTGCTCCTTTGGCTTGTTTGTATAGAGAGTTACAGAGTTCTAATGTGTCTAACAAAGCCTGTTTCTCAGCTTTAAGTTTACATATTTGGTTTGTCAGATTATTTACTCTCATCTCTAAATCATCTAACTTTTGCTCTGTCTCCTGTTCTTTTGCACTATATTCCATTTTATACTCCTAATATTCCTTGTTGTAGTTCCTCGTCAGTCATACCATCATTGTGATCGTAAAATCTTTTAGACATCATTATTCGCTGTTTACGACCTCTTTTACCTTTTCGTGTATGTTCGCACCTGACAATCATGTTCTTCTCTTCCAAGGCTTTAAAACGAGCAGTAACAGTAGAATAAGGATAGTCATGTAACTCTCGTAGTACATCATCTTGTATGCAGCCACTTGTTCCAAAGTTATCTATAACTTCGTAGACTATCTTTTCCAGACGATTTACTTTGACATTCTGAGCAGACTCTATGCTAGTTGTATCTGCATCTTTTCTGTGTAGTTTAAATACTTCAGTCATTATTTACTCCATAGTTGTTGTGCTAATTTGGCAATGTCAGGTCCATATCTCTGCAATACTTCAGGATAGTCTAGCTTGGCTCTGTTCTTGAGTTCTATCCAGCTACCTCGACTATCTTTGAATAAGTTTTGCATAACTTTCCAGTCATGTACCACGCTATCGTAAGCAACTTGCAAGTATTCATCTTGCATCTGCTCACAATTCTTTTCATCAATGATATGATAATCTGTTGCCGTTACTGAAAGCAAAGCTGGTTTCTGTCCTGTTGCTTTCCAGTAAACTGCCTGTTGTCTAATCCAAGATGGCAAAGGTTCTGTCCTTGGTTTTGGTATTCTCCAAGTTGATGTGCCATCTTTCTTTGTAGGGTTTTTGATTGGTGCATGACATTTTAAATCTATCTGTCTGCCACCACCTGAATAATCCTGATAATATAATACAGGTACATCTATCTGCTCTTCAATATGATGTTGAGCAAACTCTCCATCAATACTGTTGACATTCTGAAAATACTCCTTGATTCCCTGTGCTGCCACCTTGACCATATCAGGTAGGTAATCTTGGTATGTTTCGTACTCTAACTGGTCTTTTCCGTTATCCCAAGTCCTTGGTGTGTACTGTTGATATTCTGTCAACGACTCCCTGATTGCCTGATTTATCTCAAGACCTTCCTGTTGTCCTTTGATTGGCGAGAAGTCATGCAAACCTAAGTGATGATCTAATGCAGTTTGTACTAGTCTGCCTAGCATCATTCGTGCTGCATCAGGATAGTTAAGTTTGTGTTCCTGTCTAAGATATAGTTTGAGTATGGCTTGATCTATTGGCAAGTTAGCTGTACTTGCTGATTGATGAAACAAACCAAAGTTTTTACAATAATCTGGTATTTCCATTTTGCACCTCCAAGATACTTGTAATACAGTATTTACATTTTGTCAACAGTGTGATAAATATTAATTATGCTATGTCCATTCGTTGAGGACTGTTTCTTATCGCAGTATTTGAATTAGTGAACTAACTTATTGGGCATAGCTTTCATAAGGATAGTAAAATGAAACTAAAAGATTACTTGAGAATAAATAATATATCGCAGTACAAGTTTGCTAAGATGTGTAACTTAGATCGTTCTGCTATTACTCTTCTGTTGCAAGGTAAAAGGTTTCCTAGACCTGATACACTCAACAAGATAGAGTTGGCTACTGATGGTCAGGTAAAGGCTAATGACTTTATGAAAGAAGCACAGGAGAGAATGGTTGGCAAATTATAAAGTTTTGCAAATCAAAAGCGAACAAACTTATGATTGGCTTTTGAATATTCATTACGCAAAAAGAATACCACACATAACATATTCTTTTGGATTGTTTGATGGTACAGATCTTGTTGGTGTCATTACCTATGGATCACCACCTTCTCCTTCTTTAGCAAAAGGAATTTGTGGTGAGGAATACAAAACAAATGTAAGGGAACTTAATCGTTTGTGTTTACTGAATAACAAACAAAATGAAGCATCAATATTAATATCTAAATCTCTCAAACTACTACCAAAAATTAGTATTGTGGTTTCGTATGCAGATACAAGTATGAATCATAATGGTTATATTTACCAAGCAACAAATTTTTTATACACAGGTATATCAGCAAAAAGAAACGAATGGAGAGTAATAGGCTCAAACAAACATAGTAAAACTTTGTGTGAGCAAGTATCTTTACAAGAAAGATTATCAAACCCTGATGTTTATGAACATACAGAAAGACCAAGAAAACACAGATACATTTATATTGTTGCTTCAAAGAAAGATAAAAAAAATATTTTATCAAAACTTAATTATCCAATATTAGGTTATCCCAAGAAAGAAAGTAAATGTTATGAAACAGGACATGTTCCACTTACACAAGGATTGCTTTTGTAATGGCAAACAGTAGAGACAAAGGTGCATCTTTTGAAAGAAAGATTTGCTCACTCATAAAGCATGCTCTTGGTTATGATGCCAGGAGAAACTTAGACCAGTATCAAGTTGGTGGTGCAGATATAGAAATACCTGGTTGGTCAATAGAATGTAAAGCATATCAAAAAGGCACTACCTACAAACAAAGCTGGTGGGAGCAAGCAGTAAGTAACTGTGGAGACAAGCAGCCAGTTCTAATTTATAAATACAATAACCACCCAATCAAGTGTGTTATCAGGCTAGATGTATTCGAGCATGGTTTCTCTACTAATCAAGACCTGGTTTGTGAAGTTGATATTGATACTTGGTTTTACATTGTTAGAGAAAAGATATGAACAGAGATCAGGCACTAGACAAAGCCAAGTCTCTTGTTACTGGGGATAGAGCAAAAGATTATGGTGATGCGTATGATAATCATGCAAGGATAGCTAAGTTATGGTCAGCTATTATTGGTGTGCAAATTTCTGTTAGAATGGTTTATCTTTGTATGATAGCTTTGAAAATAGCCAGACTTGTGCAGAATGAAAAGCATACAGATAGCTGGATAGACATTTGTGGTTATGGCAGCCTGGGAAGTGAAGATGGGAAAGAAAAGCAAAATAAGAAATGAGTACAATGAATTACGTCAGCTTTTCAAAGACATGCAGAAAAGAAAAAAGAAATATGATGATAGCGAAGATAGGTTCGAAGATGATCCAAGAGCAGCTAAAGAAATAGAGTATGGCAGAGTTATCAGGCAACCAACCTACGTTCACAAAGATAGTATTTATGATTGATCTTTCTCTTCTATTGTGTAGAATGTAGCTGAAGTTTTACTTCATTAGTTGTTGTAAATGAGAGGGATTTTCCCTCTCATTTTTTTTAATCTAAAAGATTTTTTGATATGATGCCATTGAGTCTTTTTTCTCTAAATTCTATATACTTATCTCTAATATATTTCTCTGTCTCTTCCTCTTTCTCTTCTACAAGATCACAAGCTGGGCATTTGTAAACGCCTTTCAGTTCTGTTTTATTCATTTTAATTTTACATCTAAAACAAATAATAATTTTTTCTTGGTGATTTTTACTTTCCATGTTACCCTCTCATCTATTATGCTACGGCATATATACTATACTATGCTTATACTATGCTTAGTATACTAAGCATTGCATATACTAAGCTTAGTATATAAACTATAATATTAATTAATAAACTATATTATAGTATTGCTCTAATAGTATATTATGTATTGCATATTATACTATGCTTAGTATGCAGTGCTTAGTATGTAATACTATGCGTTATGATATTCTTCAAAGTAATTCATTCTATTTTTTTTTATAGGTTCTGAATTATGAAGTTCTTTTTTGTTTTGTAAATCTAATAAAACAACATCATCATATCCTTGTTCTATCCATTCATCATAATGTTCTTTTGCTCTATCGTAGTTAGTGTAATAATCATCAACACCACCTACCCAAACAACATATCTAAATTTAGCCATCTTTCTCTCCTTGTAATTTTTCTATGTACTCAAGTAAAAGTTTACTGTCATCTCTTGCTGCGTTTGAAAGCTCCATGTGTTCAACATTATTTTGTAACCAATCTTTAACTTTCTCTATTATTTTTTTATTAGTCATTGCTCTCTCCTCTATTTTTGTTTCTCAAATATGTAACCAATCAAGATAGCTATAGTTTTACTTATACCTCTTTCTCCTGTTTCATGTCTGGAAACTGTTTGTTTATCTATTCCCAGTTCTGTAGCAAATTCAGCTTGTGTGTATTTTAGCCTAGTTCTAATTTGCTTGTACTGTTCTTTGGTTATGCTTTCTCTTATCAAGGTATAAACTCCTTTAGTTGTTTAATGACGATTTAAGAAGGCTACAGACTAGCTAAAGCAATTTTATGATATAGACTAGCCTGTAACATGTTTCGTTTCTCTATGCCCAAATTATATAGATTACGAATAAGTAAATACAAAACATTAGAAATAATAATATTTCAGCATTTAGTTTTATTATGTCATGTAATGTATATTTTTTTGGTGTTGCATTTTCTATATGCAGCTTTAATAGTTTTTTATTCATTGTTTACCTCATAATCTTTGTTATTTATTGTCGACCAGATATTTATAAACGATTGCAGAAATTCTTTTTGTTGCTTTGTTAAAGTTTCGTTTACAAAAAGCAATTCTTCTGCTGAGTATGGTGTTGAAATATCGTTATTGAATAACCAGTCATTATAAAGTTCTGCTAAGTTATCTATATGTTTATTCATTGTTATTGCTCCTCAATATATTGTTTATTGTTTTCAAAAGTCTTAGTAAAAAACTTCTTTGAAATATCTTTATCTATTCCCTTCATTGTAAAGTTTTTACCTTTGCCTTTGATGTAGTAACAACCTAATAAAATAGGCTTACCATGTTGTTGTTCATAATCTAAACCACCAAAACCATTTACTTCTGTTGTTTTGTGTGTATAGAAAAGATTTATTATTGTAGGTTTACTTTGCATATTGCCAAGGCAATTACTCAAGTCATAATGTCTTGACCATTCCCCTGGACTTTTTAACTCAACAGCTAAAAACGTAAAGCCATTGGATAAATGCCAATCAAAGTTTTTTGTTTCATTCATTGTTTATACTCCTTTTGTTGTTGTTGTGATTTACGCAAGTAAATCTTAAAAGCCTGGTATTGCTCCAGGCTTTCGAGGTTTACTTATGCAGCTTGTTTGTTTATGTAATCTTGAACTATTTGCTCGCCAACTATATAAACATACATGTTTACGACTGTCTCAGGTTCTGAAAAATCTGTATTAACTTCTCCAAAGTTATCTTGTTCATAGTTTTTGATTATGTTTATTATATCAAATGCTTGATCACCTAACCATTGTTTAGCCTTGTATCTGCCAATAATATAATAATTTTCATTAAATGCGTGATGATGTAAATCATCTAAATATGTTGTAGGATAATTTACTTTTAAGTAATTTAGATTTTCTTTTAGGTAGTCATCAAAGTAACTTTGTATTTCTTCGTATTTATAAGTTTGTGTAAAATGTGGCATTTTTATTGCTCCTTGTTGTTGTGAATTGTTATTAATGGATAGTAAATTGTAATTATTGTAAACATTCCAGATAGCATCATTATTGAAAAGAATAAGCCTGGCATATTTAAAGATAGTAAATAAAAAGCTGTTGGCAGCATTAAAAAGAATTGAGCCAAAGCGATTAATAATATTGTTTCATATTTCATTTTATTTGCTCCTTGGTGAATTGTTTAACTCTTCAATACAACAATAAAAAAACATAAATATTGGAGATGTTATAAATACTAGTAAGGCTGATAAATGAAAAATATCAAATATAGATTTGTTACTTTCAATAAATACTAATCCAGTAATAATTACTGAATATATAATAAAAGATTTTAGCATGTTGTTTACCTTTGTTTAGTTGTTGTTGCTTTTTATAATAACCATTGGTTTATTATTGTCAACTATTATTATAAAAAAAGTTTTATTATTAATGTTTTATGTTGCGAATTTTATCCTCTTATAGTTATATATTGAGACAATCTTACATGGCATAGTAGATAATGAACAGCAGCACAAAAGACAAAACAAAGTATAAGTTACAGCAGTATGGGGGAGTCTTTTTTTTGCCATGCAGACCGACAAGGCACAGGCTCTATATAGTCAACAATATATACACCATAGAAACACACAATGACGATTAGCAAATACAAGAAAAACAAAATCATAAACAAGATTACAGACGGATATAGTCTGTATCAGGCTTGCAAAGACGAAAAGGTTAGCAGAGCTACCTTTTACAGACACATGGCAAAGGATGAGCAGTTAAATGATGTAGTTCGTACTGCACAGAAGCAATCTGCTGAGAAAACCTTAGAAGAGTTAGAGACTATGTTTTTAGATACGTTGCATAAGCGTAAGATGTACGATCCTAACTTACTGAGGGATTATGCCA